ATTTATATCTGCAACAGAAATTACAAGGCGCAAAGTATCTACTACGTAGAAACCTCGTTCATTCATTATGTTAGTACCACGAAGTTGTTGCGCCATAATTACTGGCATATCAAAAGGTGTTTTCCATCGACGGCCTTTGCCAGTTACTTGACTAGATGTATCGTAAATGTCATCAAAGACTTCGGTAGGGTTTGCATCTAGATAAGCCTGATCCCACACCCACCAGTCAACTTTTGTGCCTACAGGATCACGAAGGTCATCGACTATGCCTTCATTGATAGAAAGGTTTTCATAGTCGATCTTAAATCGTCCTTGGACTTTAGAACCACGCATAATGTGGATTATCCTCTATTTATATATTTTTTCTTGTCTATACCTATTTTTGTATGAATCAAAAAACACAGTTTTTAACCCCTTAATTATTTTAAAGGTTTCTTTAAAAGTGTCATCTTCTTCATTTGTAATCTTCATTTGCCAATTATCTCTTTTAAAAGGAATAACTTGAGCAAGCGGGGTTCCTGCTGGGATCGTTCCTTCATAACCCCAATCATGTAAGTAAAATGGAAAATTAACAGGAGCAAAATAAGAGTCAGTATCAACTATGCCTGGTAAAATAGAAAACTCAGACTCACGATGCATTGGTGGAAGAAACAAACACGAGTATCCTTTGGGCGTCCTTACAGCCCAGGAATTTATCCACTTTGGATAAGAGGTGTGTTCTGGCATAGCACGTTGATTAACGTAGCCAGGTGCCTGAGTTCTTGGATGAAATTCAATAGAATTAAAACTAGGCCATTGGTACCATGGAATAGAGCCCTCAATAACCTCTTCTTTTCCAGGTTCATGTTTTACAACTTCTCTTTGAGAAATGTATACGTCAGTATACGACGTAATTATGTAACCACTAACCATTGAATCAAAAACAGGCATGCATCTTTTTAAACTTGAGTAGGTGTTATTATCTTCTGCAGGTACCTTTTTATGTCCTAAATAAGAAGGCATGTTTTTATACCAATCAGGTATAAAAACACTGGCTGGTTTTGGTTCGTATTCTTTTGGAACACCATGTGTATTTGTAAAAAGTATTTCCATTATTGCTCCCTATTATGGTAGTACTAAAGAATACTACAAGTACAGTTTAAACTACAATTAATAGAAGTTTAAATTTACTCAGGAATGTAAGGAACTCCTTCTAACCGTACAGGTGCATTAGGGTCTTCTTCAATAACTACATTTTCTTCTAGAATAGGATTACTTAAAACAAAGGCTGAGTTAACATACCTGTCCCCTAGAACTACTGGTTGATTACCCATATCAACTAATAAGTCATAATCAAACGTTAGTTTAACTTGTTCCATAAGTTCTACTGCATCTTCTTCAAAGACTAATGTATTAACAACAGTCTCATCTTTTATGCAAGCATAATTTGGCATTGACTACACCACCTTATATTCATAAACAATTACTTGACCTGTACCGCCAGCACCAGCAGGTGCTGTACCAGGAGCAGGGCCACCATAGTTATTACGGCCACCATTACCGCCACCGCCACCGCCACCGCCACGGGCTTGACCAGTTCCACCAGTTCCACCAGGAGATCCTCCCAGTGAGTGTGGACAACAGTTATTGTATCCAGTACCACCACCACCACCTGCAGCACCGTATGGAAGCCCACCAGCGCCGCCACCGTTTCCGCCAGCACTTATACCAAAACCGTTCCATTGATTTTCAGGATTAGCAGTACCGCCATTACCGCCACCACCGCCACCGCCACCGTAAGAAAGTGTGATGCTACTCTTTGCTAAATTTCCACCAGCATTGCCAGCAGTATCACCACCACCACCATTGCCACTACCGTTACCATTGCTTATTGAAGTAGCATTTCCAGCACCATTACTAGAAAGAGCATTACCAAAATTTGAAGTACCAGCCGCAGCAGCAACACCGATAACATACTCTTGGCCTGCAGTAACTGGAATTATTCCAGCAGCGCCAACGCCACCACTACCGCCTGATTGACCACTACCACCTGATCCTCCGCCAAATGAAAAGGCCGTTACTTCAGATACTCCTGAAGGGACTGTGTAGGTAGCACTTGAATTATATGTGCTTGCTAATACATACGAAGCATTTGCTGCTGTGATTGCATTACTGGCAGAAGAAAGATTACCAGTACCTCCTGTAGAGGATCCTTTAATTCTAAAGGTGTATTGAGTTCCTGCACTTAATCCTGAAAGTTGAATTGGAGAAGTAGCACCAGTCCCAGTTGCATTACCAGGACTTGCTACAATGGTGTAATTAGAAACAGTTCCACCTGTGATTGGCGCAGTGAAGGGTACTGAGGCTCCTTGGTGGATTCGTGTAGGTGAACCCGTAATTGTTGGAGCATCTGGAACATCTGCAATTTTTGTGGCACCAGCAGAAGCATCGTTGTACTTCTTGCCAGTTAAGTTAGCGTCGCTGGCCTTACGTATTGCCATTAGGAGATCTGACTTCCGTATGCTGAGAATGACATAGTTGCAGTTGATCCATAGACACGGATACGATCACCAGAAGCAAGAGTTAATCCTACAGTTAGGATAACTGAGTCTGAGGCTGCAACTGTTGCGCCATAAACAATCCAGTGCTTATCAGCGGCACTTGAACCCGTGTCTGCAGAAGGCTGAACAGCAATGCGATAAGTTGCAGAGGTTCCTGCTTGATTTGCAATTACTAATGAGGAAACAATTGTCTCAACACCTGTTGAGGTAAATAGGGTTCCTTCGGTAGTAGCACCTAATGTGGAGGTTGCTACTTGACCTAAAATTTTATATGCTGTTGCCATGTGACTCCTTAAGTAAGGTACGTATAAGGTACCTAAGTAACTCTTACTTGTACTGGTAAACAGGTAAAGGTTAATTGGTACAGGCTGGTTATGTGGGCTAAAGTGTTCCCATGAATTTGGTGCATAAATCCGTATCTCAAGGGGGCAAATTAGCGCCCCTAATTCTACCCCACTCAACTACCTCTGGTATGGGCTTAATGAACCCATCAATTTTTGTTGATAATGATGGGGATATTTTAGTAAATATTAGGCATGTAAATTACACCCTCTATCACTCCGAAAAAGATCAGAGATTCTTTAGTCCTTGGGGCCCACTCTCTTATCTACATCCTGAAAAAGACCAACGGCTAGTTACGACCAACTACCTAGGCCGTCTTGACAAGGATTACAATCTAATTAATTTTACAAAGGTTGATTACTCAAAGTTAGATGTTCCACCTATCTGGGAGTTTGTTGGCGAGGAGGATGTCCGCATCACGCAGTGGGATGGTAACTACTACCTGATCGGTGTGCGTCGAGATACCACGACCAATGGGCAGGGTCGCATGGAGTACTCCAAGATCGAATTAGATAAAGAGAATTGGACAGCCACAGAGGTACAAAGAGTTCGTATCCCGCCTCCTGTGGATGTTAACTCCTACTGTGAAAAGAATTGGATGCCTATCCTTGATAAGCCTTATCACTTTGTTAAATGGGCTATGCCTACTGAGATTGTTAAGGCTAATCCTGATAAGTCTGAGTGTGAGCAGGTACTGGTAAAAGAAACTCCGCCGATTTCTCCTGATCAACGTGGTGGTACAAATGTAATTGCTTGGGGAGATTACTACATTGCCTTTACTCATGAGGTTGCACTTTGGAAAAATTATTTAAATCAAAAAGATTCCGTATACAGACATCGCATGATTGTCTGGGATAAAGAATTTAACTTTGTAGGTATTACATCTCCCTTTGCATTTTTAGATACCCCAATTGAATTTTGCGTAGGGGCTGCTCTTATAAAAGGAAAGTTAGTATTAACTTTTGGAGTTCAAGATAATTGTGCTTTCCTTCTTGAAGTTCCTAAGAAGGTTATTAATGAAATGATTACGGAGTCCATGTCTTATGGAAATTAAAGATGTAGCCTTAAAACTGGCTGAAAATCCTTTTGATGCCGAGATTAACTTTAACCTGGCTGCTGCTTATGAAGAGCAGTTACAGTATGCATCTGCTGCAGGGTTTTATTTAAGAGCGGCTGAATACGGGTACAAGACTCAACCACTAATTACATATACCTCGTTATTAAAGATGGCCCTGTGTTGGGGTGCCCAAGGAGACAGAAATAAAACTGTATACAACAACATTATGCAGGCCATTGCCTATTTACCAAATAGACCAGAGGCTTACTTTTTATTGTCTAGAATTAAAGAACGCAACAGAGAGTATCAAGAGTGCTTCACATACGCAGAGTTAGGCTTATTATTTGCAACTAATGCTCACAATCAATCACTTCCAGGGTACGTTGAATACAACGGCACATACTGCTTATTGTTTGAAAAGGCTGTTGCTAGTTGGTGGGTTGGACGCAGAGATGAAAGTAAAGCCCTATTCCAACACCTACTAGATGACTACTCTATGACTGAAGAGTATATAAATGGATGTCTTAATAACCTGAAGTTGTTTAACTAATGTTTCCTAATTGGTTTAAAGATGTAGAGAAGTACTTTAGACATGTACCAAGTGTTCCACTTCGTGCACTGCAGATCGGCACCTACACAGGAGACGCCACGCAGTGGCTACTTAATAACCGCACCATTGAATATTTAGATGATGTAGATACATGGGAAGGTAGTGAAGAGACCGCCCATAAAGATTTGGACTTTGTTTCAGTAGAAACTTACTACGATTCAAGATTTCCAAAGGATGGAAGAATCTTAAAGCACAAGATGACCAGTGATGAGTTCTTTATTCGTAACGCTAGTTCATATAACTTCATATACA